GGCAGCCGCCCCACCCAGATCAGTGACGCCAACTACCCGACCCCACCCGATGCCGACCCCGTGGTCGACGAGGAGCTGGATGACGACAGTTACTCCCGTCCGACCCAGATCAGCGATGCGAATTACCCGGACCCTGCATCTGATTTGACGCCCGGGTACAAGTCATTCGGCAATAGCTCGCTTGGCGTTTCTCGGTCTGAGATGCCTCAGATCAAAAGCACAGACCGCGGCGCTCTGGCCAACTTCCTGTCAGCCCGCGGCGTAACCAGCACTCGTGAGACAGTGCCTGCAGACACCCTGTCCCCGACGCAGCGCGAATACTCTCCGGCCAAGGTGGCAAAAGCCAGAGAGATGGACAGCGGTCGTGCGGTTCTTGTGGCCAACGATGGTCGTATCATTGACGGCCACCACCAGTGGATGGCCGCCAAAGAGGATGGAGAACCCGTTGAGGTTATACGCCTCAGCACAGACGCCGAAAGCGCGCTCGAGTTGGCTGAAGAGTTCCCCAGCAGCACGAAGGCGGCCGCCACTCGCATGGAGAATGCCAAGGCAACCAAGCGCCTTAATGACGTCCTGCGCAAGGTCTCTGGCACCATCACCGAGCAGGTGCTTGATGAGGACGGGAACGTGGTCGAGGTCACCCGCCAGAAGTCCTCAGAGGTTCGGCAGCTGCAGAAGCGCATAGGGGTCCTTGGTGAGCTGCTGGAGTGCATTGGATGAAGACTGTCACCAAAGCCGAGCTTGATCGCATGCGAGCCTCAGGCGCATCCATCAAGACGCTGAAGGCTGCTGAGAAAACAGAGGCCCCCACGCCACCCCCTGACACCTCCAAAGAGGTGGTGTCTGCGCTTGAGAATTTATCTGAAACTCAGCGTGCGCTCGCCATGAGCGTAGTGTCCGCGCTGGCAAAGATGGCGCCCCCTAAAGCGACCCCTGCGCCTGTATCATTTAAGTTCGATATCGAGCGAGACAGTCGCGGCCTCATGAAATCGATTCGCGCAACCCCGGAGCAATCATGATTAAAGTTACGCTACCAGACATGGATCTCACCAAAGATGGTGAAACTATATCCAGTCATCGTTCTGCGGCTGAGGCGGTGGCATCCGCGTCAGAGGCTGGGGATGGTGAGTACACGCTGGTACGCCCGGACGCGACCATCGTGGTGGATTGCGCTGTGGTAGAGCCCGAGCCCGAACCGGAGCCCGAACCAGAGCCCGAACCAGAGCCCGAGCCTGAGCCTGATGATCCGATAATCCCGTCCGGCGCACTTTGGTCCGACCCGGCTTCATGGCCGGGTGGCTTTCCGTCTGAGGCTGACGACGTTGTGCTGGTTCAGGATATGACCATCGACGGCGGCACCTGTCGCCGCTTGACGATCCCTGAAGGCATTACAGCGACCATCACCGGGACGCTGGACGCCCATGGCGCTGTCGTCGTTTACGGCACTCTGCAAGGCGAAACCGGCAGGCTCAGTTTCCACGTCGCTGACGATCAAGTATTGACTGAGATTACCGAGCACAGCCCCGAGCCCACTGAGACGGGCCTGTGGGCAATGACAGGCTCCACGGTGCGGCTGATCGGCGAGTACAAGCTGCCGTGGCTCAAGGTGAAAGCACGGGGGTCAGACCCCACGTTCACGCCGAGGACTATCGGTGGGCCGGGTCTTATGCAGGCCCCTGCGATCCAGAACGGCAACATCAACGTGGACCGTCAGACCAAGCCTGATGGGTGGGAGGTCGGTGACACGATCCTCACGCACAACGAGGACGGCAACTGGGCGCTGGGTCGGATCAATCACCAGAACATCCACGGTGATGGTTCAGCGGGCTGGCACATCCGCTGGGACGTGCTGGACAGTTCTGGTAACGGCGAGACCGGCAACGTGGTGATGTTCGAGGATATGGTGGTCGCGGAGCCTGCTATCGCCAACCTGACCCGATCTTTCGTGATCGACTCACCGCTGTGCAAGCCGGGCGACACGAACCACCGCAGCTTCACGGTCCAGATGAACGGATCGAACGTCGAAATCAAGAACGTCGAGATTCGCAACATGGGGCCGAGGGGGCGTATTGGCCTCTACCCGCTGCACATCCACCACGGCATGCAGAACACCCCGGTCACGTTCGACTCTTGCTCGATCTGGCAGGACTGCGGCTCCCCCGGCAACCGCTGGGTGACGGTCCACCACACCAACAATGCGAAGGTTACCAACTGCGTAGGCTTCCGCTCTCGGGGCATGGGGTTCTTCCTAGAGACCGGCGTCGAGTTCAACAACACGATCACCGGGAACCTCGGCATCGCGGCGCTTGGTACCGAGGAGATACCCAACGTCATCGGAGACCCGGGGAGAAGCCGCATCAATATCGGCCACGCTTTCTGGTTGTGGGCCGGCAACATTATCGGCGGCAACAGAAGTGCAGCCCCCGCCAGCTACGTCTCACACCCGGTCAATCCGTGGCGCGGCGACGGTGCCGGTCTGGTGGTCAAAGACCTTGAGAATATCGCGCAGGTCGTGGATGGTCACGAGCACTTTGGTGGCGAGGTCGGTGTCTGGAGCGAAGGTGAGGACAAAGAGTTTGTGAACCTCCGCACATTTTTCTGTACTGACGCAGCTGTGAAGCCCTCCAAGCCCCGGTCTGTTCAGCGAATTACGAACCCGATGATATTTGGTGGAAACGGCGGTGTGAGCGGATACGCCTATCCGGGCCACATCATCACGGGCGGGATTATTCATTCCAACAAGGCGGTCTCCACGCAAGGCGGCACGACGGTCTTTGTGGACGGCACGCGCATCGTCTGCAACGCGGTGGTGGCCAACGAGGTCACTCGGGTGAGGGTCCTGTTCACCAACTGCGACATCCGGGCGGAGAACTACTTTGTCGGCCGGACGACCTTTGACCAGAACAATGTCTACCCGATCTTCCGCACGGTGAACTGCACGACCGACGTTCCCGGCGGGGATTTCGACAACGCGGTTATGACCACGATTGACGACTACCCGAAGGTTTACGGGTTTGAAGGCGTGGATGCTGGCGGGAATACGTGGCTGCTGAACAGCGAGCCACCTCGCGGCGGGCATCTGTCTATCCCGGCGAACGAGGCCTCAGTCACGCCGGTAGGGATTCCTGAAGTCAACGCCACGCGAACGCAGCTGGAGCGGACTCAGAGCATGCCTGACTTTGGCCGGGCCGATGCGGACCTGTTCTTGAACTACCCGGCATACCCGCCCGGTGAGTACGTGGTCCGTGCTCGCAACCGGTCTGGCGACCTGATATCTGAGGCTCAGGTGACAGTGTTGTCTGACCAGACAGTGCCGGTGGTGTTCTAAGTGGCGATACTACTCGTCAAGGTGGCTGACGCTCCGGTTCCAGATTCGCCCAATAAATGGCGAGCCGGGGAGATCGTAGCGGCATTTGAGGACGGTCACGTTTTCGGAAACAAAGAGATCCCTTCAGCTGGTAATTTCTATCACGTTACGGTCACCAACAGGACCAAGGCGCAGGTAGAGGCCTACATCGAGAGGTGGCAGCACCGACCGACCCCCTCGGTGGTTGCCAGCCAGCCCCCTAATTACCGCATCCGCATCGAGTCTGACCGCGCCAGCGTCTCCGGTATGGGGGACATTCTGCGCCCGGAGATCGAGGCAATGCTTACAGAGCTGGGTGAGATGGTCGGCGGCTCCGCTACATACCATGATCGAGGCAGGAGCGGGAACACGATCTGGTTCGAGTTCGATGTCCTCGGTGTAGATCCCGAGGAGCGGGATATGGCGAGAGACTTTGTGAAAGATGCGGTGAGCAATCTCAGCATCCGACGCCGGCGCTGGTACATCAATGGGGCGGGGATGAATTTTCTGGCGAACAACGGCGGGGTCGCCAGCGGCACTGCTGCACAGATAGCTGGGTTTCTCCGTGACGGGCTTGAGGACTAAATATGGCCACTGAGGTCACAGTCACAGTTCAGGCCACTGGTGGTGATTACACCAGCATCCAAAGCGCTGAGTCCAATGAACAGAAAAACCTCGTCACCGCTGACGAGATTCTCATCATCGACATCGAAGCGGGTACCTACAACGAGTCGGTTGATGTCGCCGGCTGGACCACTGACTCCACCCGTTATGTGAGATTCAAAGCCCAGACTGGAGACGAGCACGGAGGGGTTCAGGGCGCTGGGGTGAAGATAGCCAGCAGCGTCAGTTTTAACTTCCCACTTGACTGTTCGCAAGACTACACCCAATTCTTTGACCTTGAATTTGAGCAGACAAACGGCTCCAACGCCGCTCTTTATTGCATCAACTGCACAGGGGTGCGTGGCGAGCGATTAATAGCGGATGGTAACGGGTCTGGCTGCTTCGACATGCGAAATGCCAGCACGTCTAACCCGCACACCCTGATCAACTGTCTGGCGATAGGCGCGAATAAGGGCTTCGACCTTACCAACGGCAGCTCAAATAACTGGTATAACTGCACCTCCATAGACGCAGCCACCGTTGGGTTCCAGTGCCAAGCATTCGGAACAATGAATGTTCTGGTCCAGAACTGCGTTACCTACACCTCTATTGGTGATGGGTTCTATACCGGAGCGAAAACAGATTCAGCAAGCGACTACAACGCTGCCCATGACACACGTGCCCCCGGCGCAAACTCAGTAGACAACATCACCAGCGCAGCCTTTGAGGACTACGCTGGCGGCGACTACGCCCCCGCTGATAGCGGTGTTCTGGATGGGGCCGGAACGGACCTGTCCGGTATTCTTACGGACGACATCACCGGCACTACACGAAGCACGTGGGACATCGGCGCTTTCATAACGGCAGCCGGCGCACCTTCCGGACCTACGGTATCCCCTTTTGGAAAACAAAGCTTGCGGCAAGGGTATCAGCCTGTTGCAGCATCAAGACTTAACGGAGTAATGCAATGAGAATTGCCAGCGGAGATACAGGTCGTGAGGTGGCGTTCGTTGCTGTAGACGCCACGGACTTTACTACGAGGGAGACGGGGCTCACCACTTTTACGGTTTACCGTATGCGGGATGGTGGGACGCCTGCCGCGATGACTACGCCGACGATCACAGAGGTCTCATCGGCCAATATGCCCGGTGTCTACACTCTGTTGCTTGATGAGGACACCACCATCGGCGCGGGGAACGATGAGGAGGAGATGGTTTTCCACATCACGCACGCTGGCATGGCCCCTGTAACCCTTACTGTTGAGCTATTCAGGCCCAAGTACACCGAAGGTAGCACCCTGAGCGCGGCAGCCATCAACGCCGAGTGTGACACCGCGATCAGCGACGCATCCCTTGCAACTGCCGCGAATCTTGCGGTCGTCGATGCAAACGTGGACTTGGTTCTTGCGGACACCAATGAGCTGCAAACCAACCAAGGCAACTGGGTGACCGCTACAGGGTTCGCCACCGCTGCTGCGCTGGCGACAGTGGATGCGAATCTGGACGCGGTGCTACTGGACACCGGCACAACCCTTCCCGCAACCCTCTCGTCCATCGAAGGCAAGATAGACACGGTGGACACTGTAGCTGATGGCATTCAGACCGACCTCAGCAACGGCACAGACGGTCTCGGTGCAATAAAGGCAGCTGTCGACGCTATCCCGACCAGCAACCCCAGTGCAGCCAGCATCGCAGACGCTGTATGGACAGAAGCCATTGCGGATCACTCAGGCGGTGTGGGAAGCACAGCGGAGGCGCTGGATGGAGCCGGGGCTGGTGGCGGATTGGACGCCGCGGGCGTCAGGGCGGCCGTAGGCCTTGCTAGTGCTAACCTCGACACGCAGCTCGGCACCATTGATGGTAATGTAGATTTGGTGCTTGTCGACACAGATACCACGATACCCGGCCTGATCGGAGGCCTGAACAATTTTGACCCCGCCACCGACACAGTAGACGTCGGGGCAATAAATGGAAGCGCTGAGGCGGCGGCTGACCTTGCGCTGTCGGCTGCAACGATTGTATCTGGCTCGGCAGCATCAGGCACTCTGTCCACCACCGCCATGACGACAAACCTGACCGAGGTGACCGACGACCACTACAACGGCCGAATCATCATCTGGACATCTGGTGTGCTGAAGGATCAGGCCACCAACATCACTGACTACGACGGAGCCAGCAAGCTCCTCACGTTCACCGCGGTGACAGAAGCGCCGACGGCTGGCGACACCTTCGTGATTGTGTGATGAATGGTCACCTCGCTACAGGTCACAGGAACACCGGGTCGCGGATACCACGTTGCGGTCGACAGTGGCGAGAAGCCACCGGATCGCGTCACAGCTTTATCTGGCATTGCGACGCCCGGTGGTCTGCGGTTATTCCAGCCCAAAGGGGTTTCGGAAGTTGTACGCGATCAGGTCACCGAGCTTGCGGCATGGGCCATTCCCGGAAAGCGCAGGCGCTTCGAGGCGAAGGCACCGGCGGTCGTTGTATTATTGGGGGAGGATGTCGGTGGCGGCGGCAGTAAATACAAGCGGTCCCTCAGGGATCATCGCCAAAGGCTGATCAAAGAAGATCAGGAAATTCTGGCCATCGTGATGGCCGCGACAAAGGTACTCCACGAATGGGGACGCTGACACAATGTATCCGCAGCGCTGGCAAAGCGCTCGACGCATCTGATGCAGCCGCAGTAAGAGCGCTTCGGGATGAGCTGAAAGCAGAAGGTCTCGAGGAGCAGGCTGCCGCGAGAGAAGCGGTTCTGGCCCAGATTGCGGAGCTTGTGCGTCAGCGCAATGAGCTGCTGGAGGGTTCAGGGGTTTCCCCTGACCAAATGCCCAGCCCTGAAATCGCCGAGAAAGCTGCCGACTATGAGGGCGATGGATATTCGGTCAGGCGCGATAAAAAGACCGGCGCAGTATCGGTTACAGGCGATATCGCGGCGGCGCGCGCCATGCTTCCGGACGGCCTGTCTGGCCGGGCAACGAAGGACGGACTCAAGTTTACGGGGTCAGCTGCTGCGCGGGCGTACAACTCCCTGACCGGCCGCACCTCTGGTTACAGCCGCGCCGGTGAGGTGACCAAGCACCCGATCAAAGACGGCAAATACGTTGGTGCGCCACCGAAGTTTAACACCCCGGCCAAGATCACTAGCCTCAGGAGGTGGCTCAAGGGTCTGGCTATGGAGGGCGAGCCCGGCCGCATGTGGTACGAGAACAGCAGCAAGGCTGTGCTTGACTTCGTCGGCGGTGACGCTCAGGAGGCCAAGAAGTTCGTGGCTCTGCTGGCGATATACTCGGCACAATCCACTGTGTCCGCCAACACCACGGCGGCTATCCGCGCGTGGGCTCAGCACAAAGCCGGGCAGCCCATACAGGTCATCAATCGCGTCAAAGACAAAAAGGCAACTGCTGCGCTTTCGGACGTCGAATCCTTCTGGTCGGGTGAGAAGACCGGGAACTTCTTCAACAACCTGCTGATCGAGATCGATGAGGATGTCCGTCAAAGTCAGGGCGCCACCATCGACCTATGGATGATGCGCGCCGGGCAGTACCCGAACGACGCGCCGAACAGGAGTCAGTACGCTTTCATGGAGGTGGAGACCAACCGCCTCGCTCAGGATCTGGGGTGGGAGCCTCATCAGGTTCAGGCTGCGATCTGGGTTGCGCTCAAGGCCCGCATGGAAAACAAAGGCGTCAAGCAGCGCGTCAATGCTCGCTCCGAAAAAAATGGATGGATTCGGTTTGATAGGGATAGCAAGGGTCGGAAGATTCTGGTCAAACTGGATGCAGAGAAGCACCGCAACAATTGGCTCAACGAAGCCCTGAAGCTGGAGGTATCTCAGAAGGATACCGATGTCGCGAAGTTTGACTACGCAGATGCGCTGCGTCGCCATATCGGCACGTCATCCGTGGAGGGTGGTGCGCAGGATGTCATCGAGGCGCTAACGGACGACGGTGGTTCAGACCTGCTGGCAATGAAGGTGGGGCTGCTCTCTGACTCGGGAGACCTCGTGATCGCCCCCGACAAGGGCGCTTCCGGCAAAAAGTCCGCAGACCCCTATCAGGTCGAGAGCCTGAATATTTACGCTGACACCCTGCGGCAGCTCTCCGGCTCTGATCGCGCGCACTGGTGGAGGCCTTTCTACAGCGCTCTCAAGGCTGACAAGAATGCGGTCATGATCAACTTGGACCGCATGGCCACAGACGAGGAGATGGATCTGATCGAGGCTGCCGTCGACGGCTACCTTGGTGATATGGAGTGGCGCTCCAGATTTGCTATCGTGAAAGATCGCGACGGCGCCGTGATGATCAACTATGGCGCGGTCGAAAACGAAGACCTGAAAAAGATCGCCTCCGCACTCCCGGACATGGGGGCGGAGTTTGAGCAATTTGCTGCAGATGGGCAGATACTGGGAGACAGTAATGAAGAACAAGTGGCGGGGCTCGGCTCCGAAAGACAGTCCAATATTCTCGCGTGGGCCAGAGGTATCGTTGAAGGACCGAGCACCGAAGCCCAGTCAGAAGAAGGGCCGCAAGGCGAAATAGCAGATGTCTACGATGCCATCGAAACCCGACCAGAAACCAGTGCGCAGCAGCAAACTGCAGGGCGGTCGGCGATTAGAGACCTACTCCGACGGCTCGACGCTATTGCTGAAGCATGGTCTGGTCGTGGGGTGGACGGAGAGCAAAGCACCCTACTCGGATCAAGGCTCGCCGCAGGATTCCGAGCAGGAGAGCCGCAGCAGCTGATCGGAAAGAAGGCCGACACCGGCGCAGACGTAGCGGCGCTGGCGCAGGTGTACCGTGACCCGCGCTTCGAGACCCTGAGGGCAGTGTTTGTGAAGGGCGGCAAGGTGGTTGGCGAGAGCGCCGTCACTTCCCGAATGCCGGGCGCCGTATCTTTCAAGCACTTCAAAGCCTACTCGGATCACATCCAGAAGCACATGGATAAGCTTGGCGCCGACGGCTACTACATGCTGCACAATCACCCGTCCGGGGTGTCCACGCCTTCGGCGTCTGACCGGAAGTTTACGCAAAACGTCACCAGCGCAGTGCCCGGGTTCGTTGATCACGTCATCATCGACTTCAATGAATTCAGCACCCTCAACGCTGACGGCAGCTCGGGCGTGGAGCGCAAGCAGGCGGACTTCGGTGCAGTGGACTTCTACGGAAATCCAGAGGTCGACAATGAGGTGCTCGGCGATACGATCACTGGACCTGATCAGGCTGGCCGGGTAGCCAGAACGGTAGCAGATCCAAACCGGCCTGTGGTTGTGATTGTAAACTCTCAAGGCAACGTGCAGATCGTCACCTCGCTGGCACCGAAGACGCTCGAGCTTCTGCACTCCAAGGGGCCCGCCGCTACGCGAGCTAAGGCCACGCTGCGCGCCATTCTGCGAGAGGGTGGGGCCGGCGGGCGCATGTTCCTCGTGATGCCTGAGAACTCTGATCGGGAGAGCCAGATCGACGTTGCGGCCTCTGATGGGATAGACCTGTTCGCCGACGCGTTCACTGCCGACGGCAGGTCAATTCCATTTGCGCAGAGCGGCAACGATGTAAACCAAAGGCTTAACAGAATCGCGCCGATTGTAGAGGAAAGGCTTGAAGGCCTTCCGGACACAGTCGTGGTAGACGGGCGTGAGGTCGCGTTCGAGGACTTCCCGCCGGCGAAGGAAGCCGCCCGCAAGTACATGAAGTCTGCAGGACTCGAGTACAACGAGCCGACCGAGTACGCGCCTCTGGATCAAAGACGCGCCCGGAAGATCGCTCGCGAGTTCGAGGAGATGCAGCACGCCCCGAATGACCCTGCGGTAAAGGCCGCCTATCAGGCGATGATCGACGAGACACTTGCCCAGTATCAGGCTGTTCTGGACACCGGTCTCACCGTGAGATTCATCACTGGCGCGGATCCTTACGGGAATCCTCGGAACGCCATTCTGGATGTGGTGGAGAACAACAACATGTTCGTGTTCTCGACCCGCGACGGGTTCGGCAGCGACGAGAACTTCGATGCCAGCGAAAACCCGCTGCTGCAGGAGACGGAGTTCAAGACGGCGGATGGCGACCCCATGCTCGCTAACGACGTGTTCCGGGTCGTGCATGACTACTTCGGCCACATCAAGAACGGTGTTGGCTTCCGCGCCAGAGGGGAGGAGAATGCATGGCAGTCTCACGCCGCTATGTACTCACCACTCGCCCGGCGCGCGATGACCACGGAAACCCGCGGTCAAAACAGCTGGGTCAACTTCGGACCGAATGCTGAGCAGAACAGAACCGCCAGCGGCGCAGACACTGTGTACGCTGACCAGAAGATTGGCCTGTTGCCGATCTGGGTATCAGAGGAGGGACGCCTCAGTGAGCGCGACCGACAAAATGACAGACGATATACGGAAGGGCTTGAGGGCGCAGTCGATGAAGGCCGGGTCCAGCTCACGCACTTCAGCCGGCGAGAGTTCGACCGCACCAACCCCGGGCTCGCAGGAACAGGGCTCGACCGCAAAGTCAGCGGCCGGCGCCGGATCCCGCAAGTCACCTACTTTGGCATCACACAGGCTAATGAAAACCGGTATCGGCGGGAGGCGGGCCTCGGGCGAGTAGAGACTCAGTTCTCCCTCCCCGCGGAGTCTCTGTACCCCGCGGACGCAGATCCGGATGGCCTGTGGGATTCCGGTGACTATCGCAAGATGCAGGATGCCGGGTTCTCCGGCTTCTGGTCCGACAACCCCGCGCTCGGCAAGGTCGCCGTGGTGTGGGACCCCCTGCAGTCTGAGGACAGCGTCGCCGAGGAGTCGGCCGGCTATGATATCGCCCGTGACGATATCGACCGTTCGGGGCTTTACTCCAATATGGCTCGGGTCATCCAAGACGCTCGCATCCCCGGACTGAAACCCTCGAAGCGAAACCCAGCCGGCGCCATCCGTGCGTCCAGCTGGCTGCAGTACCTGCGCAACCGCGGCATCAAGCAGGAGGAGTGGCTGTGGACTGGCATGCGGGAGATGCTGAACTCAGATCCGCGCCGACGCTTCACCCGCGATGAGATGCTGCAGGAGGCTCGCGCCCGGGCAACCGAGTTGGGCGACGTTGTGGCTGGCGAAAACGCAGAAGCTTACGGTCCGCAGTTTGAATCGATGCACTCACTCATGCGAGAAAATCCCACTGAATACTGGATGCCCGGGGAGCAGCAAATCACCAAATCCATGATCGGCGTGATAGCGTCTCCGCTGATCGGGAGGCCAACCCACTCACAGTCTCGTGAACAGATTAATGACGACCTCCGGGGATACGCTGGTGATGGTAGTGATGTAGGTTTTGAGGTATGGCGCCCAGAGGGAAGTGAGTACGCTATCATCGGAAATGCTAACACCGATCTATATGCGATTGCCAAGGTTGAACCCGATGGCGGTTACTCGCTCGTCAGTGACCGGGGTATCATCAGCTTCAACGAAGCAAAGGTTCATCTGCGCTCCAACTTGATTTGGGCTGAGACCGCTAGGAGCGGCGGCGCCAACCCCATGGAGGCTCAATGGGAAGAGTACATCGACGACGGCGACTTCTCCAACTACCGTGAGATAAAGGTCACGCTGCCCAACATGCCGGGCGAGCCCTTTATGAAGCGTGACCACTTCCCTGACCGCAACCTCATAGGGTTCCTGCGCGTCACGGATCGCGACAATGGCGACCGCATGTACGTTGAGGAGCTGCAGTCTGACTGGCACCAACAGGGTCGTCAGTATGGCTACCGCCCTGAGATGAGCGAGGATGAGGCTGAGGCTCTCGAAGAGCAGGCCAAGCAGCGTCTGGTGGCGGCAAGAGCGGCGCTTGAGGTTGGCCTGAAGGATATTATAGAGGTTGAATTTCGACCGGACGTGAAAAGTATTGCGCGCACACTGGCGCACAAAGCCTCCAAGAAGGCCCATGAGAGAGCCGGCATCCTTCCGCCGAGGAGGGCGCCTGAATTCAACACGTACCTAGCGCAGAGTTATAGAGATCAGCTCCCGAGTGGGTTGATGGAGGAGTTGGATGCCGCTGCTGATGAGGTCGCGCAGATGCGCAAGGCCCTGAGCTTCCAAGTCCCTGACGCGCCGTTCAAGAATGACGCGTGGATCAGCCTTCTGGCCAAGCGCGCTCTGGTGGATGCGGCACGAGGTGACTACAAAACCCTCAGCTGGGCGACCGGAAAGACCGTGGAGGACCGCTGGAGTAGTGAGTATTCTCAGCTGTACTCAGAGACCTACGACAAGAAGTTTCCGGCCGCCATCAAAAGGGCCGCTGGGGTCAAGCCAGAGAGGAAGCTGATACCCAAATCTGGCCCCACGGCTAGTGTCACAGAGTGGATGGTGGTCGACAAAAATGACCCCGAGGATAGCCGCACCCTCAGAGAAGTTGCCGAGTACGTGGAAGAGGACCGCATCACAGACTTTGAAAACCCTGATCCACAGATGGCAGGAGAAGTAGCGTTCGCTTTCAGTACCGGGGCTGACTACACCGCCATGAGCCCGCAGGAGTACAACCAGCGGGCCAACTTCACTGAAGTCTGGGAGATAGATATCACTCCCGACCTGCGCGCTCAAGTCCTGAATGAAGGCCTGCCGATGTTCATGGCAGCTGAGGGTAGAACTGGGCGCACGGTAGAGCAGGTGAAGGCCGACATTGCTGACCTAAACCTCGGTGACGTCAAGGTCATCACCTCTGACCAGATGCCGCAGAAGGTTAAGGACCTGATGCCCAGTCAGGGCGTGTTCGCCATCGCCGGGTATTACGACCGCGCTACAGGCGAGATGGCATTGATCGCGGACAACATCCGGAACAAGAAGCACGCTCAGGCTACGGTGCTGCACGAGGCCGTCGGTCACCGCGGCATTGAGAACCTGCTCGGAGACCAGTTCCCTGACTTCCTGCGTCAGGTGATGTCTGCGCGCGGCAGGGATGAGGTTATCGACGCGGCGTGGGATCACGTGGAGCGCAACTATCCTACCGCTGGCCGGGGCACAAAGGCCGCTGAGGTTATCGCCAGAATCGCGGAGTCTGATCCGAAGCACACCTTCGTGCAGCGCATGGTGCAGTGGATGCGTCAGGCCCTGCGCAAGCTGGGCTTCAACGTGGCGTTCACCAACGGTGACATCATCGAGGCCCTACGCCGGGCCAAGCAGGTGGTGCAGAACGAGTCTCAGGGCGAGGGCGTAAGCCTAAGCAGTGAGACGGTCAACGACGATGCCGCCCCGGAGAGCGGCGACATCCTGTTCAGCTCCGCCAGCAACAACCCTCCCTTCGAGGCCCCAGAGGAGCGCCCGAGGGACCGATTCATACGCGGCATTCAGGATAAGTTCGAGGTCCTGAAGCGTCTGCAGCGCAACATCTCGGACTCCGGCGGCGTGGTTGACGACAGCACCGACGCGTATGTCGCCGAGACCCTGTTCCACGGCAAGGCGGAAAATGATCTGCGGATCATGAAGGAAACCTACGTCAAGGCTCTGGCCAACCTGCTGGCAAAAACCGGTATCAGTCAGCAGCAGCTCGACCAGTACCTGTACGCCATGCACGCGCCTGAGCGGAACGCATACATCGCGAGCATCAACGAGAAGTTCCCTGACGGCGGGTCTGGCATGACCGACACGAAGGCCGGGACCATTCTGGCCCGGGTCAAGAAGTCAGGTCAGCAGAAGGAATACGAGGCCGCCGCTGCCATCGTGTACAAGATGATCGAGGAGCAGCGCCGCATGGTAGAGCAGGGCGGCCTCGAGGACGACGGCACCGTTGCGATGTGGCGAAACCAGTACAAGCACTACGTGCCGCTGAAGGGGTTCGCGGAGGACTCTCGCGAGTTCGACACCGGCCCGCGCGCAGGTCGCGGTTTTGACATCCGGGGCAAAGAGACGAAGAGCGCTCTGGGTCGTGGATCCGAGGCGGCAAGCCCCAGCTCTCAGGCAATCGTCGACCTGACAGAGAAGGTCGTGCGCCGCCGCAAGAACGAGGTCGGCAACACGCTGCTGCGTCTGGTCGAGCAGAACCCCAACTCGGACTACTGGGAGGTGTTCACCGACGAGAACCCAGACACTCAGCCCACCCGGGTGGAGCGCGGTGGTGAGGTGATCGTGGAAGACCGAGCCGTCAGCATGCGCAACAACCAGAACTACTTCATGACCAAGCGCAAAGGCAAGGCGTACTTCATCAAGATCAAAGACAAGCGCCTCCTGACCGCTATGCAGAACCTCGGCGTCAATGAGATGGGCCCGGTGATCCGCAGCCTCGCCACCGTCAACCGGTGGATGTCTGCGCTGAACACCAGCTACTCTCCGGAGTTCATGATCAGCAACTTCTTCCGCGACATCCAGACCGCCATGCTGAACCTTCAGGCGGAGCAGTCCATGGGGCCGCAGGGCAAGGCCTACGCGAAGAAGATCGCTGCCAAGGCCGGCAAGAGTGCCCTGCCGCTGGGCCCCGCTCAGAGGGCCATCTATGCGTCCCTGAGGGGCATGACCCTGAAGGGTGAGGGCGCCAAGTGGCAGAAGGCGTATGAGGAGTTCCGGGAGGCTGGCGCACAGACTGGATACTTCGACATGAAGGATGTCGCCGGCCAGCAGAAAGACATCGAGAGCCTGATGTCGATGGCGCAGGGTGGCTTCACCGGGACCTCGAAGAAGTGGGGCCTCGCTGTCAGAGATTGGGTGGAGGACATCAACCGCACGGTCGAGAACACCATCCGACTGACGGCCTACTATCACGCCCGGGAGGCAGGCATCAGCAAGACCAAGGCGGCCAGCCTCGCCAAAGACATGACGGTCAACTTCAACCGCCGTGGCGAATGGGGAAGCACGATGAACGCCCTGTACATGTTCGCCAACGCCAGCGTTCAGGGCACCGCAAACTTCCTGCGCACGATGGCTACGCCGAAGCCCGGCGACGGTCCGGTGGTCACTCGCCTGAACGCAGCGCAGAAGATCGCCGCCGGACTGATGACGATGTCGGCTTCACTGGCTTGGCTGAACTACTCGATGGGCGGCGAAGACGACGACGGCCGGAAGTGGTACGACAAGGTGCCGGACTGGGTGCGCGAGCGTAACCTCGTGATCATGAAGTCCGTCATGGGTGGCCCGCAGGATGGGTCCTACTGGAGCATCCCGCTGCCCTATGGCTACAACGTGTTCAACGTACTGGGTGACGGCGCGGCATCAGCGGCGCTCGGCGATGAGGGTACGCTGTACCACGCCGGCCGGGTCACGCTGGCGGCACTGGGCTCGTTCTCCCCCATCGGGTTTACGATGTCCGACAAGGCTCCGGTGACTGGCACACTGGCGAAGATCGTCACGCCCAGTCAGTTCAAGCCGCTGGTCGAGCTGCCGCTCAACGAGAACTTCATGAACGCGCAGATCCGAAGGGAGAATCTCCCCTTCGGTACGCCCATGCCCAACTCCTCGCTGGGCCGCAACAGCACGCCGGAGATGTACCGGATAATCGCGCAGTCCCTGAATCGGGTGACCGGCGGCAGTGAGATGCGCGACGGGATTGTGGACATCAACCCGGACGTCATGAGCTACTTCATCGACTACTACGGCGGGTCAGCGGCCGGCTTCGTGGAGAAGGGGCTCGACTACATCAACCGCGTCTCTCAGGATGTCGAGGTGGCTCCCCACAAGGTCCCGTTCTTTGGAAGGCTGGACGGCAAGGTGCAGCCCTACGCTGACGTCGACCGCTACTACAAGCGGCGGGAGGAGATCGGTCAGGTGATGAACGAGATCACCAAGCACCCGGATCCTGAGGTGCGCCGTGAAAGCAGGAAGGAGCATAGCGGGCTGATCGGCATGGCCGGGATGCTGAAGGGCACGGAGAAGCAGATGAAGATGATCCGTCAGATGCGGACCCGAGTCTACGAGGACGAGACCCTGAGCCTGAAGCAGCGGCAGGAGAAGCTGGACGAGATCGACCAGCGTCAGAAGGAAGTGATCGACCGGTTCAACCGGAGGTACGACGAGCGCGTCGGCGACTGATCATTTCGCTTGGCATCTGCCATAGGTGTGTGGCTACGACTGAGCCCATCATCACAAACATCAGCAGCAGGCACCCGGACGCCGCAAGGCCGAAGGGTCGCCACCCAGTCAGGGTGTGCAGAAAGATAAAGGCCGGGCTCCCTAAGAACCCGGCCAGTCCTATGAGGTGGGCGATACGCTCCATTGCGGAAGCGTACCACCACCCGGTGGTCACTCCATACCGTTGACCACCTCCCGGCGCAGGATGCGGTAGATGGCCTGCCACCCCTCGCCGTGAGGCTTGCGGTACTTCTTCTTCAGCCACCTCGTGACGGGGCCGTAGCGGTACTGCACGTGGTGCGCTACCTCGTGTGCGACCAGCGCCGCCAGTGCGCCCTCCGGCGTGGAGAACAGGCGGGCCCCGATGGTGGGATCATCCCTGACCGTTGCGTACTCCGTGAAGTATAGGTTCCCGGCCCGGTAGTGGCTGACGTCGATGCTGATGTACCGAGCGCAGCCGTAGCTGCCCTTGCCAGAGCAGTTGACGATGATCTTCTCCATCCGCTCCTGCGCCCGGGTGTAGCTGACCGGCAGCTCCCCCAGCTCCCACTTCTTCTTCGTGATCTCCCGCAGGCATCGCTTCGTGAGCTTCTCCACCAGCTTCGCCTCGGCCGCCTTCACTGCCTGTCGCTTCTCGATCTTCATCTCACACCTCCCTCATGTAGCGACGCTCGGTCATCGGCACCCGGCGCAGTCGGCCGTCGGTGAACCTGACGTGCAGGCGCGTGCGTCCGACTTTCTCGATCCAGCAGGACAGCTGGCCATGATTGGTGTGGTAGACGACCGGGGTGAAGCCGGCGTTCCGTACCTTGCGTACTGTAGGTGACTTGATCATATCTCTCTCCGTTCGTTGAGTTAGCAACCAACCAATCTGATTGGTTGACACCAGTATAGCAAACCGGTTTTCACGAAACAGAGATTAACCCCTATATACGTAGACTCCGCGGGCTGTAGGCCGCATAAACACTGGGGTAAAAAAAGTTGAAAAAAATACTTGACACTATAAACGTAGACTTTTCTAAGGCCCGTAACGTCGTCTCTCGTCTATGAATTCATCCTCGGTGGGCTCTCTCTCGCTCGCCCAGCAGAAAGGGGTGGAGGCCCGGCGGTGTGGGAATGGCATGCCTATGCAGTCGCACGTCTCTGTCCTCCTGCGCTTGATCCTTCGGTGGTACTCGTACATGTCGTAGCGGATGCGGGCACTCCCGCACTGCGGGCACCGGCGAGCCACCACGTAGGTGTCGCAAATGCGCCGCAGTGAGAAGTGTTTACCGCAGTCCTGACAGCGGTGTGGTTTCTTCACCGCCGCAGGCGTCTCGCTGCCAGCAGGGCCACGCCGATTCCGAGGAGCGGCAGGCTGCCCGGGACGGGCACGCTGTGCACCGGCGGCGGGTTGGACGGCGGCTGGTATTCCCAGCAGGGAATGTTCGGGCTCACCACGGTGCCGCGCTGGCACTTCGCGAAAGCCCCTGATGACATTGTCAGCGCAAGCGCCGCTACTACTGCGATCTTTTTCATGACTTACTCCCTCCGGCGAGCCGGATCTGGTTTATCCAGTGCCTCTTCAGCACTCGGTATTTGGTCTGGGATACGCGGTCCACGTCGTTCCTGTCGACCATAGAGTAGATCGCTGAGGCCACTATGTTCCTCGGCAGATCCATCATCTCAGCAACCTCATCCACTGAGAACGCGTTCCCGCTGTTCACCAGTGGCAACCTGCTGATCTGGCTAGGTATGCTGTTCTCCAGCTTCTGTCTCATTTCTCTCTCCGCAATCTGTAAAGTCGGGTGTGGTCTGATTTTCGGCAGTCCCTAATTACGCCGCCCTGCCATTACCCTGATTCGAGTGACTGACTAATCTTTGGGGATCACTCTCACAGACATCAAACCCTTGAATCGGTGTGCTAACCCGGGCCACACTCTAAACCGTTGGGCCGAGGCCCGCCGGCTAGGAAATAGCGGCAACCCATTGTTCTAGTTGAACGCTGCCGCGACTGCGCTCATAACGCCGAACCCTGTAGCTACCCCAGCCGCATACGCGAGTGCGAAACCGTGCAGCCGCCTCTTCGTGTGAACCATGTGCACGATCTTCCCCTCCGCCTCTGCTTTAGGCGGGTGATCCACGAACATCACGCTACCCGGTTTCGGATGGGCGTTGACCGCACCCTTCTCCGTCTCAGCCATGCGCAGCAGCTCTTTCATCTGCTTCATCGCTTCGAGGTTTTTCTGGGTCTTCTTCACGCCCTTCGAGTGCCCCAGAATCCACGCCCTCAGCGTGTTCTCTGGCAGGCCTATGGTGCCTGCCACTCCGGACACGTTGTCGCCCGTGAGCGCCATGTAGCGCTGCGCCATGGACACCATCTGCCTGCACCTGCGGGCGTTGCCCTGCATCACTTCTTTCGAGTACGCCATGTCAGTCTCCTCTGATGGCTATATAGAATTGCATATCAAACCTCTCTGTTATGCTAGAAAGGTATATCATCCTCGTAGTCCGGCTGCTCGGTCGGCTGCTGAGGAGCGGGCTGTGCTGGCTCTGCAGGCGGGGCGTAGCTGTCGGCCTCAGGGTACGCGTCGTATCCGCCGCCGCCCTGCTGCTGACCGCCACCGCGGGAGTCCAGCATCTGCATTTCCTTAGCAACTACCTCCGTGGAGTAGCGGTCGGTGCCGTCCTGAGCCTGCCACTTGCGTGTCCGCAGCTGTCCCTCGATGTAGACCTTCGACCCCTTGTGAAGGTACTCGCCCACCACCTCGGCGAGGCGGTTGAAGAACACGATGCGGTGCCACTCCGTGCGCTCCTGCTGCTGCCCGGTCTGCTTGTCCTTCCAGTTTTCGCTGGTGGCGATGCGGATGTTTGCAACCGACCCTCCGGACGGTAGGTTACGCACCTCTGGCTCTGCGCCCAGATTGCCCACCAGAATTACCTTGTTCACTCCTCTGCTCATGACTTGACCTCTATGCTTTGAATGGACTGAGAGACGCCGGCCTTCTGCAGGCGCTCTTTCAGCTGTCGTTCGACGATGACATCCGGCACCGTTACGGGGACCTCGACCAACAAGCTGATGGTCACGGCTACCTTTTTGCGGCCGGCCGGAGCAGGACTGCTCTTCGGCACAGGCACGTTCTCAATCTTCACTGGCTCGGCAGGGGGTGTCTCTATCTGCTGCTGCACAGCCTTCTCGATGTTTTTCTGGCGGTTCAGCTCCTCCTGCACCATGTCGTTGATGATCGAGTCGTACTCGTCAGCTGACGAAGTCCTGAGGTGGCGCTCGACCCGCTCCCGAGGGATGGGCTCCGCCAGACCAGCGACATCACACAGCGTGCGCAATGCGTTCAAGCGGAACTTCACCTGCTCCTGAGTCTGGTAGCAATCCATGACCCGGGCCTCCAGCGTGCTCGTTACAGCTGACGTCAGGTTTCCGCCTGCTGTCATGGAGCCCAGCTTCCGCAGGTCGCTGATGTCGACGGTGCGGAAATCCGGAGATACTTCACGCGCATCCTGCAGCTGGTTCAGGGTGGAGACCAGCAGGTCGTTGACCTTCTGCAGGCGCTCAGCCTCGAACCGTGAAAGCTGGCTTGTGATCTCCTGCCGCACGTCCTCGACGCGCTGCTCCAGCTCTTTCGCCGCGACCTCGAAGGCCTTGATGGGGGCCATAGCCTCGGTCGCCACAGCGCGCCTGCGCTCTGCGATCTGCTTCTTCACCTTGTTCAACTCGGTCGCCTGCTTGCGCGAGTCGCCGATGTTTTCGGTGGTAACCACGAGGCCGCGGAAGTCCTCCAGCAGGGCGTCCAGCTGCTTACCTACGGTGTCGAAGTTGTGCTTGATCGACGTCGTCGATACTGAAATCTCGAGAGACGGTTTCATTAGAATTCCACCTGTATGTCCGGTAGGGTTTCGCCATATACCGAGGATTCCTCGGGGGTTATGGCGCCGCTGCCACGCATCTTGCGGACGGCTTCCTGCTTCTCCATGACGAGGTCGTTGAAACGGTCGATGTCGTCGTAGAGTGCGGTGATGTACGCATCGTCGCGGTAGTGCCGCTTCACCGTCAGGTGCAGTCCGATGCTCTCGAGCTGCGGCACGTATGTCACGAAGTCGCACCACTCGCGCTCAGCGATCAGCAGGCCGCCCTGAATTTGATCCATGACGTCAGAGTCATCGTTGGCCATCAGGATGCGGTTGAGCTTGGACGGGGCCACGAAGCACTTGTACTCCGCCATCCCGTTGTCATCGATGAGGCCGTCAGCGCTGGCACCCAGAACCTCGCGGTCATCACAGATGAAGCCGACGGGCTGCACCAGAGTGCCCAGACGCTGCTCATGCAGCAGACGGGCAGGCTCCTCCATCTCTCTGCCCCGCTTCATGGCAAAGGTCTCAAACTCCTCGCCAGCGATCACGGTGCCGGCCTCTCTCTCCAGCGCCAGCTTGAACGCGTAGTCGTCAGCTGCTGCGCTGCACAGTCCCTTGCGGGGCCCGGACTTCAAGGTCTTGCGCACCTCAGCAAACATGCTCGCGGTAATCTTACCCGCACGCGCGGCAAACCATTCCTCGGTGCCCTGCTCCATCTCGAATACGATCATGATGTAATCCTCGTCTTGGGAAACAGCCGGTGGTACTTCTCGAGGCAGTCGTCTGCGATTGGAAGCCCGGCGTCGATGTATGCCTGCAGCGTGAGGCGAGCGGCTCGCCACTTGCTGCCGGTCTCTGCTATTTTGTCCAGCATCTTGGAGCGCACGCTGTCCGCGTTGAACCCGCTGTACCCGATGCGGTCGTCGGCCTTCCCGGAGAACAGGAACTCCGCCGCCGTGTATGAGTCAGGAGTCATCCCGTAAACCGCGCGCTCTCTGGCCTTCACCAAGCGCACCCTCTTCAGATCCTCCAAGGCCAGCAGCAGGACGGAGCCCCACAGCGCCTTGTACGCGTCTTCGCTGTTGTTCATCATGATCCCCTCAGTTGGCGGCACACGCGCCGCACTTCGCTACGGATGGCCCTCAGGGCCATGTCCTTGTTTCGTGGTGAGGACGCGGTGATGATGTACCGGCTGGTGCCCTCAATGCTGACCTGCCACTTCAGGTGAGAGGTGCGACACACCTCTGGCCCGGTGAAGCTGGCGCCGAGAGACTCGGCCACCTTGGTCCCCTCTTTCTCAACGCTGCGCTGGAAGTGGTTCATGCCGCAGCCTCCTCGAGGGGGAGCGACTTGATGTAGTTGCACACCGCCTCGTAGCGCTGAGGGTTGATGCCGCCCAGTGAATCGGCTCGCGCTTTCTTCACCAGATCCTCCTCGGTCAGAGTCGACTGTTCGAGCAGGGAGCGTATGTGATCCACCTGATCCGTCGACAGACCGGCCGGAGGCTCTGGCGCAGTGTCCATGCCCTCGTGCTCGTTCAGCACGGCGACCGCGGTGTCGAAGCGATCCCTACCGGGCGCCTGTGGCCACGTGTTCGACGCGCGCTTCAGCATGGACTTCAGTGCCATGGGGCGGAACCACTTCTTCCACGGCCCGTTCTTGGCCTTGCTCTCGTTGCGTATCTTGAGCAGCTCATCGGCAGGCAGGAAGTCGCAGATGATGGACCCGTCCGGGGTCTTGGCGACGCAGTACGCGCCACGCAGCCCCTTGGATCCGTCGTTCTGATCGACCCGGCTCTTGTCGAACGGGTCGAACGAGTGCTCGGGCATCGCGAACATGCCGTTCCACTTAAACTCGTCGCCCTCGTACACCAGCTCGGACTTCGCCCACGATATTGCGCCAGACTCTGTAGCCAGACGCAGCAGGCCGCGGTAGCTGATGTCCAGCCTGATCACGCCGCCACGCGGCACCATGTAGGCAAGCTTCGTTGCGGGATTCAGGCTGATGCCGATGGCGCCCACGTTCATGATCGCGGACTGTACGGCGCCCGGGTTGCTGCGGAAGGCGGTGATCGCCTGATCCGATGCAGTGATCTGCTGGTGGGCGAACAGGCACTCGGAGCGAAACTCCAGACCGTACTTGTTTACCTCGGCGAAAGGGTTGGCGACGCCGTGCAGGGTGTCAGCTACCCTCGGGGTTTTGTTCTCAGACATTATCGATCTCCTCTGCGTGTAGCTTGAGATTCTCAAGCAGGATATCTGCCAGCAGCCGACACTCGTTGCTGTCGTTGCCACCATTGTCCCGCTTCTCATTGATCGTAAAGAGCAGGGACCGGATTGCGTTCAAGGACTTCACCCACTCCGAAGGCTTATCGGTCGGGAACAGCAGCGCGTCTGATGCGCCGTCCTCGAACAGCTCGATGTTGGACAGGAACCGATTGACCGCCGTGTCCTCAAGGGGCGTTGGGGTCTGCGGATCCACGATGTCTATCGCTGCGCTCATGACAGCACCCCCAGACGGATAAGCTGCAGACGCTGCTCAGCACGACGCTCGCGCTGCATGCGCTGGCGTGCTGCCTCGCTGGCAAGGTCCTCTGCTTTTTGCTGGGTGTCGGCGATGAATTCGCCGTCGGTGGTGGTGAGGCGGTACTGGCCTCGCTCTCTAACTCTGGTCATCCTCTCTCTCCTCGGGTTTTGAAACGGCTCTCTCACAGCCGAGTGCTCAGGTTAGTCTCTGGCCAGCCCCCTGTCAAGCAAAAAGTTGGCACACAAAAAATGGGAAAGATTGATGTGTAGCTTTTGGCTACATGTAGCGCTCAAATTGGTTGTTTGCATAACTGAGTTCCAGTTGCTACAATCGCCGTCCGGCACACCATCCACCGAGAGAGAGAGGGTTATGCAGACAATAGAAGAGTTCGTAGCAGAGCGCGGCATCGAGCCGTCAGCTCGCCTGCTGGGGTTGACCGGCCAGTACATTGGCCGGGTCGTTAAAGAGAACAGGGCAATCGTCGTGATCCCGCACGGGAAATCGTACCGGGCGCTCGAGGTCACTCCGTTTGGCAGCAAGCACAATACACCGAAGGCTCGCCAGAACGAGGCGAGGAAGTATGCTCAGGTGCTGATTAAGGCGCTGCAGGAGGATGCGGCATGAGGGCTCGCTTCATCAAGCCGGGGTTCTTCCGGGACTCTGCAGTGGCCAGCATAGACATCACCTCGAGGCTGCTTTTTATCGGCCTCTGGGGCCTCGCCGATTACACCGGCCGGCTCAAATGCAACCTCGCTGACATCAAGCTGGAGGTATTCCCTACAGATGATGTGGATATACAGCAATCGCTATTGTCTCTCAAAAAATCTGGATTGATAGATATTTACGATCACAGCGAGGTGGGCCCCATCATCCACGTCATCAACTTCGAGAAACACCAACATCCCCATAAAAATGAAAGACTTACGCGCAAAGGTGAGCCTCAACCACACCTCCCAGTGCGCCAAAATGGTGCAGTGCTCGCGAACATTCGCGAGCGCTCTACGAGTGCTCGGGCTGATTACTGTGTTCTGACTACTGACTACCTAAACCCCCCTAGCCAGAACAGAATTAATACTACTGAGGTTACTACAGGGAACAGGGGGCACATGCGCCTAGTGGCTACTAAGTCGGATGATCCGGAGGGGGCGGCATGAAACTTCGCCCACCCCAGATCGCGACACTCGATTCTCTGGCCGGGAAGCTCCGGCAGGGCGAGCGCAGGATCGTGGTTCAGGCACCGACGGGATTCGGCAAGACCGTGGTCGCCGGCCGGATGATCAAGGGGCACCTCGCGAAGGGCGGTCGGCCCACGTTCGTGGCGCCAGCGATCAGCCTGATCGACCAGACCGTTCAGCGGCTCGTCGAGTACGGGATCCCGCTGTCGGACATCGGCGTGATCCAAGGCGACCACCCGATGACGGACATGAACCGCCCGGTGCAGGTCGCGACTGCACAATCTCTGGCCCGGAGAAACCCACGCCGGATGAAAACCACGATGGTGATCGTCGACGAGTGCCACCGGATGTTCAACTCGATTCACGAGTGGATGGCCAGCTGGTCGCTGGTCCCGTTCATCGGCCTGTCGGCAACCCCGTGGGCGAAGGGCATGGGCAAGCACTGGCAGTCGCTGGTGTGCGAGACCAGCATCGGCGACCTGATCTCGCAGGGATACCTGAGCCCGTACCGGGTGTTCGCCGCCAGCCACCCAGACCTGACCGGGGTCCGGGTGAAGCGCGGCGACTACGTCGAGTCCGAGTTGTCCGAGGCGATGCAGGCCGGCGCCCTCGTCGGTAACACGGTGAGCCACTGGCTCAAGCACGGGGCAGACCTGCCGACGCTGGCGTTCTGCGTTGACCGCGCTCACGCGAAGGCGATGCAGCGGGAGTTCGAGGCGGCCGGCGTCACCGCGGGATACGTCGACGCGTACACTGACCGCGACGAGCGGGAGGAAATCTCGAAGGCGTTCCACGCCGGCGACATGCGCGTCGTGTGCAGCGTGGGCTGCCTGACCACGGGTATCGATTGGGACGTGCGCTGCATCGTGCTGGCGAGGCCCACGAAGTCACCGATGCTGTACGTGCAGATCATCGGCCGCGGCCTGCGCACCGCTGAGGGCAAGCGCGACTGCCTGATCCTCGATCACAGCGACACCACGCTGCGCCTCGGATTCCCCGAGGAGGTCGAGGCCGAGCACCGGTATCTCGATGGCGGCAAGGAAAACCAGAGCGCCCGGCAGGAGCGCGAGGAGCCGCTGCCGAAAGAGTGTAACCAGTGTGGTTACATCAAGCCGGCCAAGGTTCACAAGTGTCCGAGCTGCGGTTTCGCCCCTGAGCGACAGCCAGAGGTCGAGCATGTCGACGCTGAGCTGGTGGAGATCGGCGGCACGAAGACACAGCGCAAGCACAACCGGGACACGCCGTCTGAGCAGAAGGCGCTGTGGTACGCCGGTCTCAAGCAGTACGGCATGGAACGCGGCTACAAGCCCGGATGGGCTGACAACCAGTACAAGCAGCGCTTCGGAGTGTGGCCGAACCACTACAAAACCGTGCAGGCACAGGCGCCGACGCCAGAGCTGCTCAGCTGGATCAAGTCGCAGCAGATCCGTTACGCGAAGAGGCGCGCGGCATGAAGACCAAAACTGTTATCGCTGCGCGGAACCGCTGGCGTCCAATCCTCGAGAGCTTCGGCGCAACTCCGCGCATGCTCAGCGGCCAGCACGGGCCGTGTCCTGAGTGCGGCGGCGATGACCGCTTCAGGTTCGACGACAAGGAGGGCCGCGGCACTTGGTTCTGCAACACGTGCGACCCTCAGGCCGGCGACGGGATGGACCTCGTGCGCAAGCTCACGGGCATGAGCTTCCACGAGGCTGCCAACGCGGTCGATGAGTTTCTGGGAAATCACGACGTACCGGAGCAGGCGCCGGCGCCGCAGAAGGACCCTGCCGTGCGGCTGAAGTTAATTGGGCGGCAATCTGGTCCCGTGGTGGCGGATATCGACCCAGTGCGCTCATACCTGCGCTCACGCGCTCTCAGGCCATGTTCAGAAACCCGGGTGATTCAGGAGTGCGACTACTACGACGCCGGCAAGCACGTTGGAAAGTTCCCCGCGATGGTGCACCTCGTGCATGACGTCAACGGGAAGCCTGCGACGTGGCACATCGTGCACCTCACACGCGACGGCAAGAAGGCGCCGGTGCAGAACGTCAAGAAGATCCTGCCGCCGTCACGCCCGTGGAAAGGCGGATCCGTGCGCTTTGGCAAGGCGGCCGAGGTGATGGGCGTGGCAGAGGGCGTCGAGACAGCGATGGCAGCCAGCGAGCTGTACGGGATCCCTGTGTGGGCCGCGCTCAACGCCAACAACCTTGCCGAGTGGGTGCCGCCCCCGGTCGCGCAGACGGTGTACGTGTTCGGCGACAACGACCCCACGCTCGTGGGGCAGGCCGCGGCCTATGCCTGCGCGTCACGACTGATCGTGAAGTACGGCAGGGTCGTGGAGGTGCACATACCAGACACGCAGGGAGACTGGAACGATCAACTAATCCGAGAGAGGGATGCAGCATGATGGATCATCAGAAGGTGAGAATTCCGAACATTACCGTGGCCGAAGTCGATGAGGCAAAGCGCCTGCGCTTCGCCGGCCTAACGAACAAAGAGATCGCTCAGGTCATGAAGACCAGCCCCGGCCGCGTGGCGCGCATGCTGCGGCTGGAGGAGGAGTACGGGACGGAGGTATTCGCCCATGCTTAGCGAGATCCGGCCGCGAGTTTACGCGCGCGACATCTGCAAGCTCGCGACACGTCAGGAGCGCTCGCGAGCACTCGAGAATGTTCCAGAGCACTTGCGTGGTATGGTGAAGACCCACGTTGTCAACACGTTCGCGATCAACGCAGCGAGGCGTCAGTCATGAACCAGCCACTACGGAAGTGGCGCCTCGGCAATCACAAGGCGCTCAGCAACTTCTTCGAGTTCGCCAGCGAGCAAATCAAGGAATCCCCGATCACCATCGAGATCGTGCCGGAGAAGCGCAACCTCGATCAGAACGCGATGATCTACGCCCTGTACACGCAGATCGCTTCGCAGAAGCAGGACATGACGGTCGGCGACATCAAGCGGCACTGCAAGCTGCACATCGGTATCCCCATCCTGCGGCAGCACGATGAGCAGTTCCGCAAGTTCTACAACGAAGCACTGCTGCACCGCGAATACGAGGTGAAGCTGGCGGCTATGGATTACATGCCGGTTACCAGCATCATGAACAAGAAAGTGTGCGCGGAGTACATCACCGAGCTGATGCGCTACTGGAGCGAGCAGGGTATCTACATCCAGCTGCCGGGGGACGAGGAATGAGGCCGGTGTACGAGACCGATGAACAGATCGCTGGCGAGGAGGGTTTTGCCCGACAGCTGTCCAAGCTATACGGCGCTGAGGTGATGCGGACCCCAAAGTTTTACCCATTCGATTTCACATTTGTCCGAGACAAGAAGGTCGCCGCTCTGGTGGAGCTGAAGACCCGCACAAACTCGATGGACGCCTACCCAACCTACATGCTGTCGGCCCACAAATTTGTGTCTGCTCGCAGCTACTCGCACTACCTTGACCTGCCGGCTCTGCTGTACGTGCGCTGGAGCTGCGGCGCCATTGGGTGGCTGAACATGGGGAAGTCAGACCCCTGCAAGATTGCGCCCGGTGGTCGCCGTGATCGCGGAGACGCGCAGGACATTGAGCCAGTTGTGCACTGGCCGATCAGTGCGTTCATCAAGATATGAGCAAGCTGCGCAAGGCCGCTCGCGGTCAGGACTGCATGATCCGCGTCCCGGGCGTGTGCAACGGGAACCCGGAGACCACGGTCCTCGCTCACCTCGGTGGCGGCGGCATGGGTCGCAAGCACCACGACCTGCTGGGTGCGTGGGCGTGCTCAAGCTGTCACGACTATGTGGACGGCCGCACCAAGGCCGGCGACGACCCGCGGATGGTGAGGCTGGCTCATCTGGACGGGATGGTCAGGACCATCGATAAGCTCGCAGACATGGGCCTCATCTGATGGAAGAAAAAGAGCAGTCGGAGTTCGTGAAATGGTTCCGTGCCAAGCACCCGGATCTCGCGAAAGGGCTGCGGGTTTCCATGGCGGGAATGAAGCGCACCGGTCGTCGGGCTGGGGCCATGATGTGGAACAAGATGAAGTCCCTCGGCGTCACGCGCGGGGAGCCAGACATTGCCATCCTGATCGCTCGGGGCGGATATCATTCACTCGTGATCGAACACAAGGGCGAAGGTATGGCGCGTCAGCTCACGGATGAGCAGCAGGAGCACCTCGACTGGCACGCCAGTCAGGGTAACAAGGCTATCCAGACTCGCGGTCTGGATGAGCTGAAGGAAGCTGTAGAGGAGTATCTCGATGCCGAGTAACTTTGATCCCATCGACGAGAATGAACAGCGCCCGGTGTGCTGTGGCAAAAAGATGTGGAAGCACCGCGGCAGGGCGCAGTCCGGGAGGCTTCGCTACATCTGTCGCAGCTGCCGCGCCAGTACAACGGCGAGCAGCACGGAGGAGTACGAGGAGCGCGCCGGTGGTGGTTACGATGAGGCTGTCGTTGAGGCCAACAATCAGCGGGTCCGGGATCTGGTGCGCAAGGGCCAGAAGCGTTGGGTGGTCACCTGCGCGCAGAACAACACGCGCACGCATCAGGGTCTGCAGGCGCTGAAGAACTACTGCGCAGAGACTGGCGCAGAGTTGCTGATCATCCCCATCCACTACAAGAACGTGAGCCTGTACACGGCGTCTCAGCAGTACAAGAAATCTTGGCCGGCCGACCTGCAGGTGCACATGGTGGACGCGCACCTGAGCCTCGGTGGCGGTGTCGAAGTGGCTGCCGAGCTGAAGATCGAGGCCACGGCATCGCGCCCGCTGTCAGGTATGCAGGCGCTAGGCGGCCCGAAGTGGCAGATCATCGGCAGCCCGAAGGTCCTGATGGAGCCCGTGGCAACGCCGTCCGACCTGCCGCCGAAGCGCCTGTACACCACCGGCGCCATCACGGTGAGGAACTACTCGAAAACGAAGCGCGGTGCTGTTGCGGAGTTCCATCACAGCGTCGGCGCTCTGGTAGTAGAGGTCGACGGGCGCGAGAGCTTTGTGCGCCACCTCGGGATAAGCGGAAAGTCTCTGTTCGATGTTGCGGGCGGCAAGCTGCGCGAGTACGGCCCCGACTGGGTGAAGGATCACGACAGGATCGCTGCCCTCACGACCGGCGACGAGCACGTGAAGTTCCACTCGAAGAGCGTATTCAAGGGTACATACGGGCCCAACGGGATGGCGACAAAGCTGCGGCCGAAGTACATCGTGCGCCATGATGTTCTGGACGGGTACGCGGGAAGCCACCACCACGAGAAGGATCCGGTGATCCAGTTCAAGAAGTTCCACCGCGGAGACGACGACTACCGCGCGGAGCTGGATCAGGTGGTGAGGTTCATCGACGACACCACGCCAGAGGATGCGGTCAACCTCATGGTCGACAGCAACCACCACGACCACCTGTTGCAGTGGTTGAACAGGGTGGACGCCAACAAGGATCACCGCAACGCGCTGCTGATCACGGAGCTGCAGGCGCTCGTGAGGGTCGCCGCGATGAACGGAGATGATGTCCCGGCTCTGGCACTGTACTGCCGGGACAAGCTGAAGTCAGACACCCGGTGGCTGGACCGCAATAAGCCATTCATCATCAAGGGCGTAGACTACTCGCAGCACGGCGACATTGGGGTCAACGGATCCAGAGGTTCTGCAGCATCGATCAGCAAGACCACGTACAAAACCGTGATCGGTCACAGCCACACCGCGAGAATCGTTGACGGCTGCTATCAAGTTGGACACAGCGCGTCAGACCTAGAGTACGCGCGAGGTATGGGGACATGGACTCACACCCACTGCATTCAATACCCGGACGGGAAGAGGACCTTGATCGACATCCGAAAGGGCCGGTGGCACCTGTGAGGCCTATGCTCACTTTCCCTATTGACACAAAGCACGGTCCCGGTGCTGTGCTTTTGGTTGAGATCCGTTCTATCATGCCGACGATGTCCGAAAAGGAGCTGGGCTGGAGCCTGATATACACGGACAGCATGCCAGAGGGGCTTTTGATTAGGGGCAACCCCAGAGACTTGGTGGCGCGATGGGAGGTGCAGCTTCAGGTTCTGGAGAACGGTGGTTGCGAAGACGAAGACGAGGAGGATGAGGAATGCGAGGAGCAGGAGTAGTATTACTGGCAGTGGTTCTGGGTGGGTGCGCGGCTGCGGCCCCGTCGCCACTACCGCCGTGCGTGCAATGGTCGACCCAGTACAACACCTATCAGCGGAAGATTGGTATGGAGACCATCGTGGTGCGCGAGCCCGTGAAGGTGTGTCTCGAGAGGGCAGAGCAATGACGGGCTGGCTGTTCGCTGCCGCGCTGTGGGTTGTCGGCATGCCGATGATGAACGCCATCATGCATCACATTGCGGTCACTGATCGCGAGCACTCGCTGGCTCGCCTACTCGTTGTGGTCTGGCCGCTTGTTGCGCTGTTCGTGGTGCTGCCGGAGCGCGAGTGAGCACGCAGACCAGACTCGTCAGCCTGATCGAGACCTGCATCAACACGGGTCTCGGCTTTTGCGTGGCGTTCATGATCTGGCCGCCGGTCGCCATGCTGTACGGATTCGACTACTCGGTGTCCACCAATCTGGGCATCACTTCCATTTTCACGGTGTCGAGCATCGCCCGCGGCTACATGGTGCGCCGGCTGTTCGCCAACCGGATTCACGAGGCAGCCATTCGCATGGCGAGGAGGTTCGTAGGTGCAGAGCAATGATGTGCTTTGTGAGCACGGCGTTCCGCTGGGGGGCTCGAGGTTCTGTGGAGGGTGCTGGCCTAGCCCTGAAATTGCTAATTACCTGAGAGTGAGGGAGAAATACATGCCAATCGGTGACGTAAACAGCAGCGAGCGTGGATCTGGGGCGCGGGACAACGACGGCAAGGCGCCGATGCACCAGATCCCGGCCATCTACTGGAAGGCGAGCTGGGTGAGCTTGGGCTTGCTGCCAGAGTTTCTTGATCCAGATCCGCCCCGCGTCTCAAATGATGTTCTGCTTGCCAGCGACATCATGACTGCGCTGTGCAGGCTGCAGAATGGCAACCCCAGTGTCGAATGCAGCCCGTTCGCTGAAGTGCTTCAGGACCCCGACCATCTCGAGATGGCGATGGATGTCTTCGCCTTCGGTGAGAAGAAGTACGCGCTGTACAACTGGACTAAGGGCATGCCGTGGAGTGTCCCCACCGCATGCGCTCTGAGGCACGTCAAGGCGTTCCTCGATGGCGAGGAGAATGACCCGGAGTCGGGCCTACCTCATCTGGGGCACGCGCTCTGCAACATCGTGATGCTGGACTGGTACTGGCGTCAATATCCGGAGGGCGACGACAGGCCGTCGACGCGACACAGCAAATGACTGACACAGCAACCCGAGTACGCAACATCATCACCAACGAGCCCGGCATCTCGTGTGCCGAGCTGGCGAAGCGTCTGAACGTCACGCCGGGGCGCGTCAGTCAGGTCCTGAAGTACCTGAAGGACAACGACGTCGTGACCCAGAAGCATGTCGGCAAGACGAGGCAGCTCCACCTGTCTGACACCGCGGCCCGCCGCCGGCTGCTCAGCCAGAAGTGGCGCTAAACTGTCGGTGTTCGATGTAAAATAGGGGCGACCAGCCATACACCGCGGCCTCAAGGATGGGGCCGCCCACCAGAGGCCACGGATGGGCGACCCTTCAGACTTCAAAGCCTTGCAGATAGCGTCGAGAATTCTCAGGCAGCACGAGGGCCTGAGGCTTTTCCCGTACCGATGCACGGCAGGTAAGCTCACCATAGGCTACGGCCGCAATCTCGAAGACGTCGGCATCAGTGATGACGAGGCGCAGCTGATGCTGAGCGCCGACATCAAGTCCGCGTATTCCGACGTCTCCGTATACAGCTGGTGGCCTGATCTCAGTGACCGCCGAAAGGCCGTCCTGATCGATATGCGGTTCAACCTCGGTGGCGCAGGCTTCCGTGGGTTCCGCCACATGCTGGGCGCGATCAGCGCTGGGGACTATGACGCTGCCGCCAATGAGATGCTGGACTCTCTGTGGGCCACTCAGGTCGGACAGCGCGCAACCACGCTGGCGGAGATGATGCGCGATGGCTGATTATCCAACAGAGGTAGGAAACCTAAGCCCGTTCCTGTACTGGAAGATTGATGAGGCCAGCGGGGCTCTGGCCGACTCCTCTGGTAACTCTAACGCTTCAGTCGCTCAGTCGATCACGACCTACCAAGACACGGACATAATCTCGGAGGCTGGGGCGGCGGAGTTCAACGGGTCCAGTGACTACGCGAAAGACACCGCGGCGTCCGCCTATGTTGTAGATGGCGTGATGAGCGCGGTGTTTGCGTTCCGGTACAACGACACCCTGCCGGCCAGCGGTACGCTGTTTCATATTGGCGACTTCGGTAACGGATCCAATCGCGGCTTCCGGTTTTACTTTGCAGCCGGTGTGACGACGCTGCAGGGCTGGGCTTCCAGTAACTTCAGGACTGTCAACATCGCGTGGCAGCCCACTATCGGCGTCGACAGCCTCGTCGCCATCGTCCTCACCACCACAAACGTAAAGATATATGTGGACGGGACTGAGGTCGCCAGCACCAATCACTCTTGGACCTTCAACAACAACACTACAACCCCGCCCGTCACGCTGGGGTCCGCTCAGTCTTCAGGTGAGTCCGACTTCATGCAGGCGGACTACGGGCACTTCGCGCTCTTCAATCAGGCGCTAACGCCGGT